AACAGTAACTCTTAGAACTGTTATAAAATTCTAACAATAGTAATTAACTAGAAGAGTAAAAGATGATCGATTTCAATACCGAACCATATAATGACGATTACGACGAGAACAGTAAATTCTATAGAATTTTGTTCCGTCCAAGTTTCGCTCTACAGGCTCGTGAATTAACACAATTACAATCTATCCTTCAGAAACAAATCCAGCGTCATGGAGATAATATCTTCAAACAAGGTTCAATGGTTCTGCCTGGACAAATATCGATTGATACTAATGCACAATATGTTAAATTGCAGCCATTATATAATGGCGTAGCTGTAGAAACATTTTTATCTAATCTTAAAGATAAAGTTATTGTTGGTTCAAATAGCAGCCTGACAGCAGAAGTTATCAAAGTTCAAAGTGCTGAGCAAACTGAGCCATCAACAATTTATGTTCGTTATAAAAATTCTGGAAGCAACAATACAACTAAAGTATTTGCTGCAGGAGAAGTAATTACAACAGAAGATACTCAATATTCTTTCCAAGCTATAGCAGATACCCCAACTGGAATGGGTTCAATTGTTTCCATTGAACGTGGTGTTTATTACGTTAATGGTTTCTTTGTTCTAGTTGGCGCACATTCTATTATTCTTGACAAATATAGCAACACACCATCATATCGTGTTGGATTGAATGTAGAAGAAAAAATTGTTACTCCTGAAGAAGATGCAACTTTATTGGATAATGCCCAAAATAGTTTCAACTATGCTGCTCCAGGTTCTCATCGTTATTATATCGATTTAACTCTAAAGAAAGTTTCTTTAGAGTCAGCTTCTGACGCCAACTTTATTGAATTGCTACGTGTTGAAAATGGTGTCAATAAAAAGATTACTACTAAGACAGAATATTCTGTTTTAGAACAAACACTGGCTCGTCGCACTTATGATGAGTCTGGTGATTATACTGTAAGAAACTTCAATATTGATATTCGTGAACATCGCACAAATAATCGTGGCGCATGGATACAAAATACTGCATTCTTAATCGGCGACGTTGTCACTAATGCTGGTAAAACATATGTAGCTAAAAATAGTGGAACTTCTGTTACAACTGCTCCAGTACATACTACTGGTACCGCATATGATGGTCCAGGATCTACTGGTATTCAATGGGAATATACAACAACACCAGTTTACAATCGTGGCATCTACAAAAATGGTGATGAGTCTAAACTTGCTATCGGTTTAGAGACAGGAAAAGCATATGTTCGTGGATATGAGATTGAAAAGATCGCCGCAGAATATGTTGCTATTAACAAATCTCGTGAATATTCTCAGGCAGATAATGCTTTTATTTCTGCAGAAATAGGTAATTATGTTGTAGTCAACAATCTATGTAAGATTCCTCCAATCGGAACTAATGCTGTAGTTAATCTGAGAGATCAATTAACTGCAACACGTGGAACTGAAGCAGGATCTATCATTGGTACTGCACGTGTTCGTGGTATAGAATGGGACAATGGATCAATTGGATCTACTACAGCATCATATAAGTTATTTTTGTATGATATCAATATGGCCAGTGGTAAACAGTTCTCTAGAAACGTTAAATCGTTTGGATTGACTTCAACAGGATTTACTGCTGATGTTAACCCAATCACTACACCATTAATTGGTTCTGTTACTGCTGCTGGAACAACTGTTACTGGTAATGGAACTTCTTTTTTAACAGATTTAATTGTTGGTGACTATATTTACGTTAACAACGCATCATATAGAATTACTGCAATCGCTTCTCAAGTTTCATTAACAATATCTGCTTCTCTAACTGCAACAAACGCAGCATATAGTTTAGTCAAAACTAACGTGTTAGCAACTAATCTAGAGAAGTCTTTATTCAGTTTACCATATAGCACAGTTCGTTCTTTAAGAAGTGCATTATCAACGAATGATACTTCTTACACAGTTTCAGCATTATACAGCGAAACTGTAGCTTCAGGTAATATTAACTTGAATGCTGCAGCAGGAACTTTTGCTTCTGGTTCTGTCACTGGAAACTTTATTGTGACTAGAAATGATAATGGTGATATTATTCCTATTAACAGTGTAACAGTAACAGGAAGTTCTGCCACTATTAACGTTGGCACATTATATAATGGTGTTACTTGTACTATTGTTGGAACATTAAACAAAACTGGTTCTAGTTCTACAGAGAAAACTAAAACACACGTTACTGGTGCGACTAAAACATTTACAACTTTAACAACAGTTTCTCCAACAACATTATCTTTAGGTAAAGCTGACTGCTGGAAGATTAACAGCGTTAAAATGGATTCTGGTTCTTTTGCATCCCCAACAGGTTCTTATACTATCGATATTTCTGATCGTTATGAATTTGATAATGGTCAAAGATCAACCCATTATGATCTTGGTAGAATTGTATTAAAAGATACATACGCTCCACCATCTGCACCTATACAAGTAACTTTTGAATATTTTACTCATTCAGTTGGAGATTATTGCAGCGTTAATTCATATCCTGCAACTATTTCATATTCAGAAATTCCAGCAGAATTAAGAGATGGTTTAGACTTCCGTCCAAGAATTGATGACGATGGCATTAACTTCAGCACGGTAACTCAATTACCAAGACGTGGTTCTAACATAACTACAGACTTTACTTATTATTTGTCCAGAAAAGAAAAAATTGCTGTTGACATAAATGGTAATTTCTTTAATATTTCTGGAACATCATCTATTAATCCAGGTGATGCTGAAGATTCTTCAACAGGAATGATTCTTTACAAACTAACTCTTTCTCCTTATACTTTTGATACTACAAGCAACAATATTAAAATTGAATCTGTTGATAATAGACGTTATACAATGCGCGACATCGGTAAATTAGAAAAGCGTATTGATAACTTAGAATATTACACTTCACTTTCGTTACTAGAACAACAAACTGAGTCTTTAAAAATAACAGACTCTACTGGTCTAGACAGAATGAAGAATGGATTTATAGTTGATAACTTTACAGGTCACGGTATCGGCGCAGCTGATTCTGTAGACTATCGTTGTTCAGTTGATATGAACAAAGGTGAGCTACGCCCATTCTATACAATGAAAAACGTCAATTTAATTGAAAAGGCATCTACTAATGCTGCTCGTTCAGCAGCAAAATATTCACAATATGGAGATGTTATAACTCTTCCAATCTTAGAGAATGTTCCGTTAATTAAACAACAGTTTGCTTCTCGTTTAGAAAACATCAATCCATTTGCAGTATTCACTTTCCTTGGTGATGTTAAACTAAATCCTCAAACTGATGACTGGTTTGAAACTGAACGTCGTCCAGATATTATCAATAATATAGAAGGTAATTTTACAACAATCAATACTCTTGCTGAAAAAGCTGGAGCATTGGGTACTGTTTGGAATGCTTGGCAAACTCAATGGACTGGTCAACAAGTTAGTGGAACATTTGGTTTTGCAAACGCAAATTCTGGTTCAGTTAATTTCGGTGGAGTATTTGGAACTGTTAGCGCAAACTTTGGTAGCAGAGGTGGTGGTGCACGTCGTTGGGTTACGGCAGAACTAACAGCCACTCAAGTTGGTCAAACACGATCAGGTATCAAAACTGATATTGTAGCAAAAATTGATAAACAAATTGTTGCCGATCGTGTATTATCAACAGCTGTTATTCCATATATTCGTTCGAGAAATGTTTTAGTTCAAGTTCGTGGTTTAAAACCATTAACACGTTTCTACCCATATTTTGATGATGTAGATATGTCTGCGTATTGCACGCCAGCATCCAAAATTACTTATACATCAACTAGCGGAACATTTGATGCTACAACAAACGTAGGTGGTATCGCTACTGAAGAAGCACGACGCATTAATGGCGATTCTCAAGTTTGTTTGAATCGTGGTGATTATATTAGAGGTGTTACAAGTAATGCTACTGCTGTTGTAATTGGAACTGAAACGGATTATGACACTAATACTAAATCTTTATTTGTTGTAAACATAAAGGGAACATTCCAGAATAATGAACAAATTACTGGTTCTGTTTCTAATGCAGTTGGAGTTATTAACTCCATCACTGTAAATGCAACAGGTGGAAATCTTGTAACTAATAAGAGTGGCGATGTTAATCTACTATTCTTTATTCCAAATACAGACTCAGTTCGTTTCCGCACTGGCTCACGTGAGTTTAAACTTGTAGATAGCTCTACTGCAAATGGCGCATTTACTTCTCGTGGTCGTGCTCAATATAGAGCAGAGGGTATCGTTGAAACTAAACAAGCAACTGTAAATGCAGTACGTAATGCTGAGTTGGTTCAGAACGTAGTCGAAGATAGCAGAACTATTATTGAGACATCTTCACGTGTTCTATCAGACACAGGTTGGTATGACCCTCTTGCACAAACATTCTTGATCGACAACAAAGGTGGTGCATTTTTAACTAAGGTCGACATTTTCTTTGCAAGTAAAGATACTGCTATTCCTGTCACTTTGGAAATTCGTGAAGTTATAAACGGATATCCAGGTAAGCGTGTTTTACCATTCTCACGTGTAACTCTACGTCCAGAGCAAGTAAACATTTCAACTAACACAGTTGATTTAGATGGAGTAGCAACTCCTACATTTGATACTCCAACATCGTTTGTGTTTCAATCTCCTGTTTATGTTCAGGATGCATCTGAATATTGTATCGTTTTAATTTCAGATTCTAACAAATATAAATGTTGGATTTCTCAGTTGGGTGATACTGTCCCAGGAACAAGCAGAACTATTTCTGAACAACCATATCTTGGATCGCTATTTAAATCTCAGAATGCTTCAACATGGACAGCAGATCAAACTCAAGATTTAATGTTTACAATATACAAAGCTAAATTTGATATATCTGGAGTTGGAACAGTTCAGTTTGTTAATGATGTTCTTCCTTATACCACATTAGATACAGATCCATTCCAAATGACTGCTGGATCTAATATTATTCGTGTATGGCAAAATAATCATGGTTTAACAGATGGTTCTAAAGTAACTATCTCTGGTGTTTCTGGAACATTAAATGGTATACCTGCTGCAGAATTAAATGGAACATGGTTTATAAGTAATATTGACGTTGATTCTTATACAATTACTACAACAACCACAGCAACTAAGACTGGCTATTATGGTGGAACTACAGTAAGAGCTACTGGACAGGTTCAATATGATTCAGTTATGCCAGTTGCTCAAGTTCAAAATTTCTCAGAAACTTCTACAACATATTCATTGAAAACTACATCTGGAAGATCAGTTGATGGTTCTGAAACTCCATATGTTCAGGATATTTCTTTCGGTGCTTGTTTAGTTAATGAGAATAACTATTTTTATAGCCCACGTTTAGTTTCTTCTGAAATAAACGAAAATACATTTACTGGTGGCAATAAATCAGTGACTTTTGCTATAAACTTATCTTCAACTAATAATTCTTTATCGCCAGTTTTAGATACACAGCGTATGAGTTTGATTGCTATTTCCAATAGAATTAACTCTCCTTCTCATACCAATACCAATGTAACTCCAACTGTCTATACTCAGTTATTTACTGGCGCAACGGGAGCATTTAGCTTCTCTGGCTCTACAATAACTTCCACTGTTTCTGCAGTTAGAAATTTAATGCAGACTATCGGTATTGGTCAATTTATTAGAGTAGAGGGAACTACAACTGCTGGAAACGCTGGAACTTATCTTGTAACTGATGTCATCGACAATGGAAGTAATTGCACGATTACTGTTTCTGGAGTAACATTTACTTCTGAAAATGCGGTTACTGGAACTATAGTTTCTACAGTTAACCTGTTTACAGACGAGATTGCTCCAGTAGGATCTTCAACGATTTCCAAGTATGTTTCCAAGACTATTAAATTGGCTCTTCCATCTACATTCATGAAGATCAGGTATTCAGCCAATATTCCAAACCAGTCTGACGTTTTAGTTTATTATAAGACTATTTTGGGGTCTTCGGGTAATATAGATAAGACTAAATATACTTTAGCAACCCCTATTTCAACACCAACTAAAGTTGAAAATGGAAATGAAAGATTCTATGATGTGGACTACTCTTTAAATAATTTGAATCCATTCGATACTGTTCAGGTCAAGTTAGTTATGAAGTCTACTAATACATCTGCAGTTCCAAGAATTAAAGATTTAAGAATTATTGCATGCGCATAAAATGGAACAATATCTAAAGGTATCTGGTCACGACAATCTAGTCAGAGACATGTCTTCCAAGGCAGTCATAAATACTAGTATGTCCGAATATGAAGAATATATGGCACTTCGTAAAGCAAAAGAACAAGAACAACAACTTATTGCAAACCAGACTGAAGAAATAAATAATCTAAAGTCAGATATATCTGAGATTAAGCAGATGTTACAAATGCTTATTAAAGATCGCTGAAAAATAAGGGAAAATAATGGCGACACTCGTTTTAAGACAAACTAAGGGACTACCCCTTACCAACGCTGAAGTTGATGGGAACTTTACCAACTTAAATGATGAGTTGGCGACCAAACTTCCTTCCACCTCATACACTGCAGCTGACGTTTTAACAAAAATTAAGACTGTAGATGGAACAGGTTCTGGTTTAGACGCAGACCTTTTAGATGGTCTAAGCACTAGTTCAACCTTACCAGGAATTGTGGATAAAAGTTCTGTTGTGACTCGAGACACATCTGGTAATACTGCCCTAAACCAATTATCGCTTACTGGTGCATTATCTGGTACAACTGCTACATTTAGTGGTGGTGTTTCAGTTGGCTCAATCACTATAGCAGGTGGATCCATTCCAGTTTCTGCTGGTGGTACAGGAGCTACAACTGCTCAGAATGCAAGAATAAATTTAGGTTTGGTTTTAGATACAGACGTTCAAGCGTATAATTCAAATTTACAAGCATTATCTGCTGCTTCACCAGCAGCAGATAGATTACCATATTATACTGGTGCTTCCACTGCAGCTTTAGCAACTTTCACTTCTTTCGGAAGAACTTTAGTTGCTTCTACTGACGTTTTTGCTGCAAGAACTAATCTTGGTTTAGTTTTGGGTACTGACGTACAACCTTTCTCAGCTGAACTTTCTTCTGTAGCTGGTTTGTCGACTACTGGTATAATTATCAGAACTGGTGCTGGAACCAAAGCAACAAGAACTATTACAGGAACAGCTGGAGAAGTTGTTGTAAGTAATGGTGATGGTGTAGCTGGAAACCCAACATTAAGTCTTGGTACAGGTATTGCAAAATTATCTGCAAATAACACCTTCGCTGGAACTAACACTTTCCAAGTAATTTATGCAACTGAAGTTAATACAACCTCAGACGAAAGACTGAAAGAGAACATCCAAACGCTAAATAATGCTGTGGATATTGTTAATAGTTTGCGTGGCGTAGCCTATATTAAGGGTGGCAAAGCAGAACTTGGTTTGATAGCTCAAGAAGTTGAACAGGTTATCCCTCAAGTTGTTGGGACAGATATGTCTGGTTATAAAACCATCGCCTATGGAAATATGGTTAGTATATTGGTCGAAGCTATCAAAGAACAACAAAAAACAATTAGAGAATTAACTACTCGTTTAGAGAAACTGGAGAAATAATATGGCAATTCATGCAGCAACTGGATTTAAAAGATCTGATGGAACAGATGTAGTAAACCTGTTCTGGAACTACTATGATGCAGGTAACAGAAACTATACTGAAGGTAATGGTAACTGCGGATGGAACTGTGCATGTAATAACTGTAATTCCAACTGTAACTGTAACTGCGGTAACTGCGACGCTGGAGATATTTCTATTAACGTAGCTACTACCGATAGACGTATTAACATGTTCCGCAACACTGCTTATGCAGACGGTATCCGTCACGACAATCAAGATAACACTTTAGGTGGTTTCCAATGGTTCCGCACAAACTGTAACTGTAACTGTGCATGTAACTGTAATTGCGCTTGCGACTGTGCTTGTGCTTGTGCATGTTAATGGAGACAGAATAAATGTTTAAAATTATTAAAACTCAAATTACAGCATCTTTAAAAGAAGGTTCTGAGATTGGTATAAATGCCAATTATAGAACAACAATGGGCTATAATTCTGAAGACAAAACAATTTCAGTAAAAGTAGAAAAATTAAACAGACCAGATTTGACTCGTGAAGAAAATTTGGAAGTAACATACACAGAAGTAGCTTCTAGAATATTTGGTTTAGAAGATTTTCCACAAAATACTGATAACATAACTTGGTTCACTGAGTATGATGTTGAAGCAAATAAAATTTCAGATCCGATTGAGATTTGGGATTGGGTTGCTACATTACAACAAAAGACTCCTCCTGCTCCAAATGTTCCATATACTATCGGTTCTTTACAAACAGACTTCGCAGCTCACTTTACGCCAAAAATACTTCCATTATTTCATTTAGGTTCTTTCAATAAATCAGTTGAAAATTTTGAAGGTTCATTGTTACAATTTTACGTAACAAATGCAGACCAAACTACATTGGCTCCACATGATACAATTTTAACAGATCCAAATCTAGAAGTTAAAACTTCATTAGAAAAATCTCAGTGGAGTAGTATCAATATTTTACCTATGCTTTCATACAATTTACTAGACGCTAATGGAGATGTAGTTGAAGTTGAACAGACTAAGATGGTAACACCTCGTCACCAAAAAGTAACTTTACCTAAAGCTGATGAATATTCTGTTAGAATTAACTTCACTAAACCTGCATTTAAAAATATTTCCAATACATATAATGTTTCAGTGGTTAATGGCGGAATTAATAAAAATAGGATTGTAATTTCAGAAGGATCTTCTGTTGTTCTAGTTAATGCACGTGGACTAAATTCTGGAGACTTCGTTAAAGTTAAGCTAAATATTGGAAAGTATAATAGTTTCGGTGAATTCTGGATTAATATTCAGTAAATTTGAACTAATAATTTTGAAATAAATACTCGATATCTTGTCGAGTATTTTAAATAATTTAAAGGTGAATATGAGTAAATATAGATTAATTCTACAGGGTTCTAATGATGTAAAAGAAGTTTTGGTTTATGATCCAATAACTTCTGAAATGGTTTGGGAAGAATCTGGGGAAAGACCATCCTTGCAGCATTTGGGTCAAGATATCGAATATAAAGTTACAGCATCAAAACAGTGGAAACCATTTAAGGTTACCAATCCACACGACCCAGATCTGCATGGTCGTAAATCCAAAAAGCCAACAACATTAAAAATTACCATGGGTCTTAAGTGCAATTTTAAGTGCACTTATTGTAACCAAGCTCATCAGCCACACGATCCAGTTGGTGGTCCAGAAGATGCGGATGATTTAATCCAAAAAATCAAAACAAACTTTGAACTTGGAACTTATGACCCAGTAAGAATCGAATACTGGGGTGGAGAACCATTTGTTTATTGGAAAACTTTAAAACCACTATCTGAGAAATTGCGTAAAGTGTATCCAAAAGCACAGTTTACTATTGTTACCAATGGTTCTATGTTAGATCGAGAAAAAGTCGACTGGCTAAACCAGATGGGATTCTCAGTAGGTATGTCTCATGATGGTCCATTGCATGCTCAAAATCGTGGACCAGATCCATTGGATGATCCAAAGATGCGTTTCGGTATCGCTTACGCATTAAAAACTATGGGTCAAATGCGTTTTTCTTTTAACGCAGTTTTAACAAGAGAAAATGTTTCTTTAGCTGCAGTAAGAAACTTTATTCTTGATAAAATTAACCAAAGACATCCAGATTACCCTGATCAACCTGGTATTGATCAGCGAGAAATTCATGTTACCACTGAAGAATTGCTGTTACCGTATGACGATGATGGAATGAAACATTCATTGGTTACTCCAGATGAAAAGAAGATGATTCTTCATAACCTTTTCTGGGAAACAATTAATCAAAGAAATGAGTTTAGTTGGACTGTGCATAGTAAAATTAAAAACTTTTTTGACAGTTTGATTAATCAAAGACCTGCTGAGGCTCTTGGTCAAAAATGCGGTATGGATAGAGAAGACAATATTGCGATTGACATGAAAGGTAATGTAACCACTTGCCAAAATACTTCTTCTTTGACTAAACACCATATTGGTAACATTGAAGATTTTGATAATATTCGTTTAACTACTTCATACCACTGGAGTACTAGAAGTGAGTGTCCAAGTTGCCCAGTAGTTCAATTATGTCAAGGTGCTTGTTTATTCTTAGAAGACAAGTATTGGGAACAAGCGTGTGAAAACTTGTTCTATTATAACTTGGCGATGCTGGCTTCTTCTCTGTTTATACTTACAGGAGGTCTTGTACTAGTAGAAGTACAAGGAGAAAAGATAAGAAACGAAGGAATCACTTCGATACCAGTTATTGATATTAATTTTGTCAAATCTGATGGTAAAGAAACTTCCTGGAAAGTTCGTAAACCAATCGGTATTCCAGTTGTAACAGTTCCAGTTGGCTTGCAGTAATATGTCTTTTTTGAAGTGCAAAATCTGGCTGGTTGAGCAATATCCAAGATATGGGTCTAATTATAATTTGTTCCCAATATCTGATATT